AAAATTTGTTGATACTGCACCTACACTTAATCCTCTTGTACCACCCGTTGTTACTGATACTTTTAAGTTATCCAATGTTAAGAATGTTCCTGCGTTTACAAACCCACTTACTTTCCACATCAATTCACCTGCATTACCATCTGGTGTTTTACTCAAATCAACATATACACCTTTGTTATTTCCACCACCTTCAAAAAATCTTAATCGGTTTTGGTAAATGTCTGCCGAAACATATCCTCCTGTTAGAGTAGTATTAGTTTGTGCCGTTACTAATCGTAGTTCACCACCTTCATCACCACCAACACCACCTATTGTTACTTGTCCATTAAATCTATTTGTACCCGTAAATACATTATTCGTAGATGGTAAGTTTGTATTTGTGTTTAATTCTACCATTGTTAAAGTAGGGCCCATTGATTCACCAAAGTCAAAAAGACCTGAAATACCACTAACAGTTCTCATACTATATGTGTAAGTTCCAGCCGATGCCGTATCTATTACATTTACACAATATGGTACATTTAAGTTTGAACTATTTTCAACTTGAACAATATTTCCAATTGCAGTTTCATCTCTATAAATTTGTAATCTAGTCCAAGATGAAACATTTACTGGGTTTGCATCACCGGTCACCATAATTTGAACAGGATTACCTGTTGTAGTAATACTTCCACTTATAATTACTGAACCAGTTGTTGTAATTCCGGTTCTTTTATTTCCTAATACTTGTGTATAATTTGGACTTCCACTTATGATAGTTCCTTCCAATGTATCAAATCTACTATCTACTGATGAACTTAGTGTATTTACACTTGCAGTAAATGTATTGAATGAACCCGTTTGAACATATCTACCATCATATGAACTTGTCAATTGTGATGAACCACTTATAGTTCCTGCTACTGCACTACCACTAATAATTCTACTATTAAGTGATGCACTAAATGTTACAACATCACCAATTCCAAAAACAGAACCAGTCAATGAACCTGTGATTGCTCCACTTGCATCTATTGAAATACTACTACCACTTGTCAAAGATATTACCGATGCCGATGGTATAGTTAATGCACCTGCTACAACTGCTACCGAACTTACTACTAACGAACCCGTAATATTTTGATTTCCGTTAAATGAGTTTGAACCAGTTGTTGCAAATGAAGATGTGTTTATCGTTGCTGACGAACTGATAAATCCAAATGCAGTTATTTGTGCAGATGAACTTACTAAATTTGAAGGTAATGGTTGAACACTACCACTTAATGTATATCTTACATCGTATGATGATGTTAATTGAGATGAAGAACTTATTGCACCATTTAATGTTGTTAAATAAGAACCCGTTGAATTTTCTAATGATGTAATTCTACTATTACTTGCAGTATAAAATGTTGCAAACGCATTATCATTTGTCAAATCTACCGAATTTATCAAAGATACAACTTCTGCAAAGGTATCACCATTTGCATTTGATGCCGATAAAATTGCATCTATTCTATTTTTTTCAGTTGTTATTCTATTATTAAAAGATGAACTATCGTTTGTATATGATTGTGTGAATGTTAAATAAGATGCAGTAACTGCATTAATTCCACTAAAATCAATTGTTCCAACACTACCACTTATTGTTGTAAATGATTGAGATATTGAATTGAAAGATTGTGTTAAACTATTAAATGTGTTTATAGTAGTGTATGAACCCGTTACAAATCCTAAATCTGATATTTGTGCAGATGAACTTACAATCCCTCTATTATTAATTATGTTATTAAGATTGTCAGTAATAGAATTTCCCGTAGCACCATTGATTATATCAGTATCTCCAATGATTGTATTCAAATAACCATTGGTAATCACTCCATTATCACTTCCGTATGAACCTATATAAACACCACCATCATCGGCAGTTAGGATTATATCACTAAATGCAGCTATGGTAACATCTCCGGCAGAATCATCAATTTTTAAGTAGTTAGTATCATCACCAAAAAAACTTAATCCACCATTAGATTTAATATGTACATCGGTTGGAGATGTATTATATATTTCAAAATGTCTATTATCATTTGAATCGGCTTTTAAATATAACGAACCAGTTCCTTGTATGATACCATTTATAGTTTGATTACCATTAAATTCATTTGAACCTGTCGTTGCATAACTTCCTGTTTTTGAATTCAAAGAACTTAAATCCGTAGATTGTGAGACTATACCAGATGGTTTGTTTGCAATATTATCCCAAGTTGTTTGAGTAATACTTCCACTAATTACATATCTTGCATCGTATGAACTTGTCAATTGTGATGAACCACTAATCAATCCATTAAAAGATTGTTCGTTGGTTGCATCTAATATTCTTTGATGAACCGATGAACTGAACGACTGAAATGAAGATGTAGATAATTTACTATCCAATGATGTACTCAATGCATTAGTTACCAAATCGGTTGCAAATGCACCATCCAATGAAGATGTTAAATTGTTTATAGAAATTTTATATGTTGTACTACCCGAAATACCAAGTACAAAAGTTGTGTCTAGTGTTGCAACATTTAATGGAGGTAATTCTGATATTCTTTTTCTTGAGTTTGCCATTTATTATATTATTATATCTAAACCACTTTCGGTTATTATTATTGAATCATTTTCGGTTGCAATTGGTATATCTAATAATTTTCCCATAACATAAATATCATTTATAGTCACATTATCGTAATCTATGTATCGTTCATTTAAAGTTATTACTACATTATTTCCAACTTCTTTAATTGTATAATCTCCTGGAATATGTAAACCAAATACTAATACTTCAAAATTATTAGGAGATGCTCCTTCGGTTCCATAATCCAAAGTAACATTATATATTGTTAATGTATTTTTAACATTGTCAAATTCATCAATTATTCTTTGATTGTATCTTGCACTATTTTCCAATATTTCTTGATAAAAATCTGATATTTTTGTTTTGTTATTTACTAATTTAATTGGATTTGGATTTGAACGGGTTCTACCACCAAATTTAGTAGGTATTCTTACATCCAATGATGAGGTGTAAGTATATTCTATTGATGCACTTAATTCATTTGGTAAATAAGAATATCCATCTTGTCCTGCAGAACCCGTTTCTATTTCTGATAAAGGGTTTAATATAGTTCCTCTACCATCCAATGATGCTGATAAATTTATTTGTATTTTATAATCATCTATTAGGTTATCCAAATAACCAGACCCACTCAAATTATTTAAATTAATTTGTTTGATTACTCTATTTAATTTTCTTGTATTTGAATTAAATCTATTAAGCATATTGTTCTATATCTCCTTCAATTTGAATATAATCTTCATTATCTAAATTAAATTCAAAATTTGTTTTTATAAATTTAATTAATAAACCATTTCCAGCTTCTTCAATAATATAATCTCTTGCACTTATACTTTGTGTATTAATGTAAATCTTTAATCTATCTTGTGTAGTTCTATATTCGATTTCCCTTAATATAGAAACAAATCTCCAACCCGTAGCTTCATAAATCCAATAAGTAGAATCATTTAAATCTTTTGGAATTAAATTAGTTTTGCCAGGTTTTCTACTGATTTTTTGAGTTATATCTAATAAACTTCGTTTCATTATACAATATCAATAAATTTACCTGTAATAGTAATTTCATCACCACTATCTACCGGAAATCCAGGAGACAATGCCAATGTTAATGTATTATTTGTATATGATGTTATTGTAAAATGTGATGTTTGATAATACCTAACACCATTTATATACACTTTAACATCATAAGATTTTCCATCATATGTTAATCCAGAAGTAATTACTCCCGATAATTGTGCAGGTGCTTGTATTAATTTTATTCCTGTAAATGTTGCAGTATTTGTTCCACCATCTACTATTTTACTATTATTTAAAGATAAAAAATCAATTAAATCTTTATTGTCATAATATGGTGATGGTGTTGTTAACATTCCTTCCAATCTACCATTTCCGGTTACATCCACTTCGGTTGCAACTACAACTCTTTTTGTCGACATTGATTTTTTAACCATATTCTCTCCGTCAAATTTTTCAGGAAGTAAATATGCTTTAACTGATAAACTAAATTCAATTCTATTAATTCTTTCGGTTCCTTCACCAACTTCGTTTATAACATTAAATTCACCTAATGATGTTCTAAATTTAAACTTTTCTTTGTCACCCCAATATGATGATGCATATTGTAATTGTTCTATTACTGCATTTAGTTGTTCGGTATAGTTTGTCCACACCATACAATCATAATTCAATTCCACATATTCTGGCATTTGAATTTTGTATATTTCATATTTTGGTTTAACATTTCCACCCAATGCAGAAAATCTATCGTATCTATTATCTTTTGAATATTTTGTAATTCCTTGATATGAAACATGTCTATTTAACATTGGCATAGTTTCATCCTTTGTAATAGATGTTCTTCTTATCATCATTAAAGGTAATTGAATTTTACCTTTTGAATCTCTAAATACACCCTGTCTACGTGAACCATTCCATCTTTCCGAATTACCATATATAACAGGTATTTTTAAAGCTTTACCATTATCATCTAAAGTAGGTAATGCAGTATCTTCCAAATATGACATCATTGCATAGTCAATATCAAACAAAGAAATACTTTGTTTTAAATCTCCTTTGTTTGATTTTATTTCGTTTGCCCTATTTGGGTTTTGTCTTAGTGGATTTATAGACATATTACTTTATTCTTTCTTCAATATTTAAATTAGATTTAGATACCATAAATGTAGAACACACAATACTCCATTTTCTATCACTATTTTCACCAGGTAAACCACCGACAAATTGAATTTCATTTGTATTATCTATTTCATAATATGAATCATCAAAATATATAACATCACCAATTTCTGGATATACATTTCTCTCTTCACATAATAATCTATCAAATTTGAAAGTTATATTTTGTTGTTCTTCTGGACCAAATCCCTCATATGTAGCGTTGTCGGGTTCTTTATCAATCAACACAAATAATTCAACACCAGGATGCCAAGTTTTATTCATAGCTTCACCATAAATGTTTACTTTGGTTTCATTTAAATTTACTTTAAATAATACACAAGTATTTTCAATTACTGTATCTACCAATTCTCTTGCAATACTTCTGAAGAGTTGCAAGTCTCTCCCTAACATAAACTTTGGCATATTATCCTACATATAATTTTAAAGGAACTTTTCTTAACATTTCTTGTTGGTGAGTTGATTCATGTGCTTTATTTTCCATCACTTTTATTCTACTCATCTCTTCTAAGTTCTCTCTTAATTGTGTAATAAGTGCATCTTTCTCTACTTGTGCTTCCGCTCTCAATGCCGCACCATCCAAACTAACCTCACCATCTGGAATTGGAATAGAATTATATTTTTCTCTAATAGCACCTAATAGTTCTTTTGCAAGTGCAAGAGTATATTTTCTAATCCATTGTTTACCAACTTCATTTATATTACCATATTGGATAAAATCGTATGGAATATCGGAATAATCTGAAAGTGAATCGGATTGAACGGTTTGAGAATCATGTTCAAATTCATCTCTATTCATATATTCAAAATACACTTTCTTAACAGTATTGTTTGTTGGAACTGGAAATATTTCTAATTTATTATCTACAATATTAAATGTATGTGCCGACTTACGAATGTGGTCATTAAATTCAATTTGTTGCATTCTTAGAACATCCTCATATAAAGGCATCATTAAGAATTGTGCCGCGGGTGAATAGTTACCAAATCCCAATTCAGAAATTAAGTTTAAAGTTCCCTGTGCACCTACTGAATATGGGTCAAAGAACCTTGTAATTGCAGGAATTGCTTCGTGATATACTCTTGTAACATCTATTGTAGATGCCGAACCCGCTAATGATGATGAAATTGTATTTCCCGTTTGAACATCAATTGCTTGATTTATTAAATCGTATATTTGAACCGATGAACTTAAATTGACATATGCCTTTTTTATAGCTGTTGCACCTCCAACTCCGGCAAGTGTTCCATATTGTTGAGACATACGAACCGTTGTTGGCAAGAATGAACCATCTACAAGTGTTTGTGAATAATTTGCAACTTTACCTTTAGGTTGACCTCTAAGTATATCCAAATTGTTTCTAAGGTTGAATTGATTTACTTGTGCAGAATATTCCGAAACAGATTCTTCAAAACATGCCCAAATTTGTTGATTATCTAATTCAATGTTTACAATAGGATGTCCTAATCTTTTTGCCACCCAAACTGATGTTTTAGGTGCATCACTTCTAAAATCAGGGTCGTTATCATATATTCCAAATGGAGTTGCAATTGATAATGTTACTGATTCTGAAAATTCTGATGCAGATGAACCCGTCCAATATGTGTTTATAGACATTACTTAAAATTTATAGTTTTACTACTATAAATATATAAATAAAAAAAGAATGTTATGCTATCTGTGTAATCGTTGTAATTACCGATGGTGTTGCTGGAATTGATG